TTTTTTTTTTTTTTTTTTTTTACACTCACTGGTCGTTATATATCAGACTCTGATTAGGGTTCACAGAGGAAAGTGAGTTGAACAAAATAACTGGGCATGGACCAACAAAACAAGCTGCAGTTGCATCCTCAGCAGCCGCATAAGCATAGTGAAACGTCCGAGTACCACCAGACAGATTTCGTGTGGAGGCAACAGAAAGACTTTCACCCTGCAGCGTAGTGTGCGTGACGGTAGCGTTAGTACCAGCGAAATTTCGAGGACCGTAAAAATTATTATAATAATCATGATTCACGCACATTACTTTTGTATACCACGGTACGTCAACCACTGTAGGACCAGTACTAGAAACTAAAAAAGAAGCATTAGCAAACAAACGTTTATTACGCATATTGGCAAAACCACTAAACAGACCCGTGTTCTGATTCCCTGCCGTGGGGCGAGTGCTGTACACCGTGCCACATTGATTCCCACTTGGATCTTGTGGTTGGACTGTGAAACGAGTACCACCATTAGAGAAGACGTACATGGATGCAACTTTGCCTGGATGGGTTGCAGCTAAATGATTCTGAGCAGTGGTAGACATTGGAGTGGCCAATGTCCATGAGGGCCTATAAGACCAGTTCGGTATAGTATAATTCGCAATAGTCAGATTAACTTGCTCATTACTAAACCAAGCTGGAATCATGGCCAACTGCTTCAAACTATTGAATTTCTCACCTATAATGCTGGCAGATGGCTCAATAGTTGCAGTTGGAAACAACTGTTCAGAAAGATTTGAATTCCCCAAAACCTCCACTCCAGATTGAAGAAATGCTTCACCAACAGTAGTGTTAATAGTACACATACTCGGAGCGGTAGTCACAGCAAATTCAAAATCTGGTTTTGCTGAAACCTCAACAACAAAATTGATGGTGGAAGAGGCTTGCGTACTTGAAGCTACAAGTGGATTCAAGACTACCATGCTGAGTGCACCAATCGAATCATTGACACTCGCATAAGGGGTGGGAAAAATGAAAGGTACGTCAAATTCGAAATTGCACCCACTGCGTAAATCAATTATCATAGAAAACTGATTGACTTGAGTGAGGCCACCTGGGGACTCAGGAATGCGTGCCACATTGTTTATACCTAACGTACCAGCAGTTTCGGCATAAGGTATAAATGTGACAAGGATTTGTCCTGCGTGAAACTGGGTCTTTGCAAAAGTTAAATGAAACCTCACTCCCCCACGCCAATATCTGAAATGATCTGCCAAGTACATTATAGTGCTGGGATATATACAATTCGTTGTTGCTGTTGAACTGACAGGCACGGGGAGGTTTCCACTGCCAGTAGACCTGTACCACCAACTGTACGGGGAGATCTTAGTACCATATAGCAAGGCGTTTGCGGCCTGCCCGGTGCTCATTGTTCCCAAGTATATCTGTGATGGTTTAGGCAAAACGTATGAAAATGCCATTGCATCTTCATCACAAGCACCTAACACTTCACTCACTTCAAGTTTATTAGATTGAAAGGGTGACAGTTTACTAGAAGCAATAGGGACATCTATATGGGCAGGATCAAGGGTGTGCCTGTCCAGTTTCAATTGGACTGCCTCCTCTATGGCAGGGGCTGCATAACCAAACGCAGCTGCGGTTCCGGCAAGGGTGTTAGCCAACCATGCTGGTGTCCCAGCAAAACTGCCTATGATTGGAACTCGCGAAATGAAATTCAATCCCTTGCCCACTGTTCCCAGTGTGGAAGATATGACCTTCGATTTTCGCAGCTCCTGATCAGCCTTTGCTAAACCTCGTGCAGTCTTCTTAGCCACCGTGTGGGCTTGCTTAACCCGGGTTACTACTGATTGTACATCATTAGTGATCCCACTATTTAACAGCACGGTATTGTCAACCCAAGAAGTAGACCCAATAAGCTCCAAATCTGTCAAACTAACATAAACCCTGTACGGAATTGCAGCTGTACTAGGTGCTATAGGTACGGGAGTGATGTTCGTGAGTGAAAACAGCCCATAAGGAACGGCATCAGATGATCCGTCCCGCAGTGGAAAATAGTCAAACGGGTATAAAAACGGAACTGACAATGTCACTTCATTTGTTTCCTCAAAATTCAACCGCACGTGGGGTGTCTGCGTACAAGAAAAGGGAAACGATGTCCTGTCAAAAGTATATGTAGCCGTCGGATCAGCCCCATATTGAAAGGACAAAACACTAATTCCCTGAGCGAAGGGAGTAGGTGAACATCTTACGGTTATGTTGAGCGTGAAACGCATACCAAACACACCAGTCATACGGGCTAGAAAATTAGGATACCAACCGTTGAAAGTAGCCAACGCTATACCTGTTGAAAATATATTACCAACACCTGCAGGAAAAACTCCTTGCCTTACTGTTCGCTCACGTGAAAAATAATCTCTTAAATCTTGAGTCTCTGAAGTAGGCTCACTAATAAAAGAGGGCGTTGTGTATGGAATATGCACACACTTGGGTGCTGTTCCCTCTACTGCTAGGAGGTTGGTATCCTCACTATGCATCGGATTCTGTATTGCGTTTATAGAGTCGCATTCTCTTACATCGGAAATTTCTTTAGCGAGTATCTATGTACAAGCATGGTATACTCAAACCATGCAGGTGGAAGACTTTCTCTGATACGCTCTGAGTAGTAGGCTAAATAGCCGCGTTGAGTTTATCCTTTCAATCACACACACCCAGTCTTGCCTTCTTTTAATGTGTGGATCAGTATATATCTCATATCCAACTATCTACAGTGTTGAGCCTCCACTCACGACATGCATCGTAAGTGGTGAGCTTGACGTCGGATAACATGTCATGCTCAATCAACCACGGGAATAACTTCCCGGTCACTTCTTCCCATTTTTCAGGTGAGTGAAGTGATAACTCGCCCAGCGTGTTCTGGACATTGTCAATCATGTCTTCCTTAAGACCACGATTGTTTTTGTGCCAGTATGCTGGAAACAGCATGCTACCGTCGAGCAAGGGTGCCAATACTCCCACACCAGGTTCAAACCGAGTGAAACGCTGCAGGAAAGTGATGTCCTCGATGGGTTCGAACTCCACCAATTCTTTGTCTTTCTTGTCAGACGTATAGGTCAGACCCAAAGTCCTTTCCATTTCTCCTGCCACCGTACGCTGATTGAAGACGTCGCGCATGGTGTCAGATACTGACACAACATTGTCGTCACCGAAGGGGATGAGCACAACATGCTTGTGCATGTCTGAAACATCTCCGGTGAGACGCACGTAGCATAGTGCCAAAGCAATGGCACAGTACATGCTGTTGACCACAGTGGTCAAAGGATGCCCACTTGGCAGTGACTTGTGCCACTGGACCACATAGGCTTGAGTGTTGGAAAGACCTGTGAGATGACGAGAGTGAATGAGGTCGAGCCATAAGATGGAACGCACACGCTTGTCCTCCTCGGAAACGGGTCCTGTTTTTGCATACCACGCCTCGATCATTTCCAAAATGACCATGTGGATGAATGGCTGCTCACTCGCATCAAAGCGCTTGAAATCACCCGCAAAGTAATTCTCACCTTTGCTTCGCAGGTTGTCAATCATGATTCCCCAATCTGTGATGGGGTTCATCCCAGGTGCAAAATTGCCGTCAAGGTTGACAGTAAGGAAGGCGTTAAGAAAAGCACCAAAGTACTGCCGCACAACCACACTGTAGTCAAGAGCCACGGAGGAAATTGCACGAGTGAGACCATCATGAACCTTTGCTTCTGGGCGGGGTTCATCCTTGAGAAAGTCTCCTGCAATAACACAGGTCCTCTCATTCTCTTTCGCTCGATCCTCAATGTGCTTGGCATCCTTACGCAGCTTCTGACAAGCCGGACTCGTAAACTCGTAGTCACCGACTTTTCCAAAGAACTCAGTCTTACCAACCTTGTGGTCAATGTTGTAAGGATATCCAGGCGAAGTGTCACGAGGAATGGGTTTGAGTCGCCAACCTGCAGGTGGCACAACTGCCTCCTCAAATGTGAGGATTGTGCGCGGCAGATCCTTGGATGCTGCAAAGAAAGGGTGCATAACGGTCTCCGCTGCAATTTTCAACCCATCTGGTTGTCGAAACTCCAGCGGAGATTGAAATGCCTTCATGGCATTTGCCATGGGGTAAACCATCTTACCGTCTTTGTAAAACGGTGCTTGTTTCGATGGTAGCTTACCAGAAGGCCCAAGCGGCATGTCCACTCCCATAGGAGTGACTTTGATCTTTGAACGAGTGGCCGTGATAGCAGGTCTATCAACCTTGCCTAAAACCAGCATGCTTCCTCCGACAATTCCTGCTTCGTGCAGGATTTCCTCTTCTTGGGTGGTGGGAATGGTTATCTTAATACCCTTGCGCTTGGCATCAGCAATGATATCATCCTTGTATATCTTAAGCTGCTTCAATGCCTCGGTCACCATCTCTTGAGTGATGATGTGAGAAAATCCAAGGTCCTTCATGATACCCCTCTTCCCTGCGTGGTGCATACCGAGGTATACACTTGGACCATTGTACTTGGGACACGCGACGAGCAGAGGTGCGCCGCAATCACCGCGTTGAGTAGTGGCTGTGATCTCAATAGATTGCACATACTCTTTCCCCTCCACATGCATGGTTTGGACAAACTTGCAATGTTGGGACAATTGCTCAACGCGAAACGGACGCGGGGTGGATTTAGTGGCTTGATCCCGGAAGCAGCATAACTTGACAGCTTCCGTACCACTTCGGAAAAATGATCGTACTCTCTCTTCAGTAAAGAAAAAGTGTCCGATCTTGCGATGTGCTTTGAGTGTGGCGATGTCGAACTTGACAAAAGAAATGTCAATCTTCTGCTCGAGGTAGCTGACACGTTCAAAGCCCAAGAAAGTAGATACGGGCAATTCAAACTTGAACGCATCTGATGAGGTATTTGTGAAACACAGGGTAGTATCACCTGACAACCTGCCGATATCTGTATGGAAATGGTCTGGCATTGCAGCCATATTGGCCTCAATGAACTGTATTGTACCGATGGTCTTCCAAGAATCTCCAACCTTGTAGGACATGAGGTAGCAATTCCCCAAAATGATCTTATGGATCTCGGGAATGGCATCATCACCTGCTTGAAGAGTGGGCGACCTCACCAAAGAAATACCAGGTGCACGTGGGCGATTGGTCTCCTTGATGTTGGACTCCTGCTCGGATCTTGGAAAGAAAAACTCTTTCAAAGCCTCAAACATGTCGATAAGCCAGGAAATTGTACCGCGCACCATAGTCCAAGCAAGTTTTGCCACTGCTGCCAACAGCAAAGTCAAACCTGCCATGAACGCATAATAACGCGTGCGAAACCCAAGGGATGGGTAGTGAAAATACTCAGTGATGATGTCCACAGCTTTGGAACCCGCGGTACGCACAAACGTGGACCAAGTAGTTGATACCATGCCTGCAAAACCGGTACACACATTCTTGACCCATCCAAACACGGTCTGGACGAAAAGGGATCCAAATTCAGCCCAACCACGGCGTTCAACCTCAAGTTTGGCGATATCCTCCTCGACGGTAGGCTCAACAGGATGAGATTTGACATCCACGGGTGGACCCCACCGTCCCTCATCCTTCTTCAGCTCGTCGAACACGCTTTTGCGAATCTCATTTGCGATAGAAGGGGTGATTGGTTCGGGCTGAATCTCGGTCTGTTCAGTGTTGGTTGGAGGGGAAACTGATCTTGCCAAAGCAAGGGTCTCCTCGAGAGGATCATCGGAGACAACATTTTCAGGAATGCTGGCAAACATGCTCTTGTGAATCCGTGCCAGGACTTTAGCTTTAGTGGCACCAACACGCTCTGTGTAATACTCAAAAGTACTTCCAGGTTGGTGTTCCTCGCAGTCTTGAAACTCGTCTGTGTCACCAGATTGCAAGACGGCTTCCTCAGAAAGCTCAGACTCTTGTTTCTCCTTCGCTTTGGCCATATCGTTTGCAAGACCACGGAAGAAATCCGTTGACAAGCCCGTAGCTTCCACGTGAGTATCACGTCTGCGGATGAGGCTCTCAGCTACCTGCTCAATCAAATCCTTTATGTTTATAAAAGGAGCATCATGAGATCGTTTCTGAAAGCTCTGGTCAAAGCTGTGTGGATAAAGGCGCCAGGCCTCCCAGGGAATACACTCCAAATATGGAGTGTCTGGCTGCTTGTTCCTCAAGTTATTCTTGAAGGTGTCCTGCCACAAATCATAATTAAACCCTCCAGTAGGGCTAATGTAAGCAGACTCAACTTCAAGCCAGTATCCAAACTGGATACGCCTTACAACCGCCTCGGGAAACACAACCAACTCCTTAGCTGCAGCAGACACATCCTGCAAGTTTGTAGAACCCATGACAAGCGGACTGTTGAAGTAAAAGCGTCCCTTACTTTCAACATCTGCGTAATTGAGCGGACAAGCCCAATTTCCAATCAAGCGAATAATCTGCATGAATTCAGAATCGCTCATAGTGTCAGGATTCTTGACTTGAAAGATGTCATCAAAAATGAGGCACTTTTGTTGAACGTAACCGTTCCAATATTCGGAAAGGCCACGCTGCCAAAGATTCTCAATACCTTGATCACCATCTTTGATGTGCCCGGATTTGATAAGAGCAGAAACAGCAATGTATTGCTGCAACACTGTCTTACCAACTCCAGAGCCGCCCCCAAGCAAAACCATAACAGGAAGCGCTCGGAAAGCGTCTGCGGCATTCAACGCTCCGCGTCGTGCCTGCAGCAACAAACCAAGCTTCTCCTGGTACTTCGAAACCAAGGAAATGGTGGTAGGAGTGCCTGCAATGCGACGAAAGCCAATACCTTCGACACTCAAATCGACGGCTTCCTTCAGTTCTTTTACTGATGGATGTCGCAACGTACATATCGTGTCAAAGGCATCAACTTTGGCCATCCAAACCTTGAGAGTTGAATAGGTGCGATCAGCCAATACAAATTCTGGACCACCGAAATACTTAGAGGTATAGTTGAGAAGTGTCTCAAACCATCCAAGTAATCCGGAAAACAGACCTTTGAAACCTTCTTGCGATCGCTGGAAGGTGGCAACACGTCGCAAAATCAAGTCAGCGTACGTTGATGGTTGCGCCCCTTTAGGATAAACGCAAGAGACCAGCAAAGTGGCAATTGTAGCACATATGCCATCAATACCAGACTCCAGGGTTGCCCCCGCGGTGATATAGCTTTCCCAAAAACCTGAGAAATGCTTGATCAAATTTGGAGCAAGAATTCCGATGCAACCAAGCCCCAATCCGAACCTGTCAGCAACACACCAAAGCAAAATGAGGAGTGGTACCTTCCACAATATAGCGGAAGTTGCTTTTTTGAAGATATCGAGAATACTCTCCATCTTCTCTTCAAGCATGGATAAGATCCCAGTCACCTGTGATGTGACTTGATTGAGACTTTTCATGGTCTCAAACCCAAAGGCTTCATGAACGACACCATTGTCCTCACCAAACAAAGCTTCAACTTGTTCGATAATTGACTTCGAACGAGCCTCAGACTTTTCTCTTTCACGTTCTTCCTTAGGAATTTGCTTTCGCAAAGATTCCTTGAAAGCTTTATTTTTCTTGCGAATCATTTCTTCGCGGGCGTGTCTAAGTCTTAACTTTTCTTCAACATTAACGAGAGCGGAATGCCTACGCGCAAATTGTTGTTTGCTTGAAATTACCATCGTTATATATTATAGTTGTAATCAAAGGTTGTTTTTCGGAAAATTTTTTTTTTTGTATTTTATTTCCAATGTTGAAGATGTCATGATACATCCCCAACAAAGGATATTTTCGAGAGACATACCCGCAGAGATCAACAACATAGTACTAAAATGACTAAATCATGTCTTCGTAAAGAAGCCATATCATGACTCAGCCTTCTTTCCCATATGCTATCTCGCGAACTGAATAGGATAACTCCGAAGAGTGGGAATATGAGTGTGCCCCATAGCACGACCTAACGGTCTTTGTACAGGAGAAAAGTCTCAACTGCGTAGTGGAAATGGATTGCTCGGCGTGTGCGGCTTACGTATATTGCGCACTTAATATCCTTTGGAGATAATCCGCCAAGGTGATATGCCCTCATGGAAGTAATCATGAATGGTAAGATCAACATATTGTCTCTTTCTAGTACAACGACAATATGTTGAAATTTATATCCGATCTGGGGAAACATTGGGGTGCTTGTTTTATCAACCAACATCCACATATGTAGCTTTAGAGCAAGCACAGCGTACAGACTCGCCACATACATACTTGATAGCATTTTAGCTAAGCGGGCCTATTCTCGCAGTCCTACACATGACACTCAGCGATACCAAGCTGGCCACAATATAGTCTACTAAGGGGATCACAGTCGCGCCATGCCATTTGGATGAAGGCGGATACACGAGTTTCACTCGTGGCAAAACAAATATAGTGTAACATAG